GCTACGGGTGCTGTAAACACCGTTAGTGAAAACGTAACAGAAAAAGTATTGTCTGTATCGGCTGCAGGTGCAGCAGGAACTGTTGGAATTGGAAATAGTGCTACATTAACTGGTGTATCTGCTACAGGTTTTGTAAACACCGTTGAAGAAAAACCAACAGAAGCCTTATTAAGCGTAAGTGCTACAGGATTTGTAAATGGTAACTTTACGTTCTCAAATACACATTCGTTGTCTGGTGTACAAGGTACATTCTCTGTAGGAACATTAACAGTTACAGGCGTACAGTTTGACTTTGAGGCAGTCAAAACATTATACGACAGACGTAGAACAGCCTATGTAGAAAAACAACTGCCTCGCATTGTATATGTTGCAAAACAATCTACTGCCGCTGAAAGACGTGCGGCTGCATAAGGAAACAATAAATGTCATTTCGTTGGCCTGTAAAAGACCCTGATGAATCACTAGACTACAGCATGGACTGGTCACGTTTTCTTGACACTGCTACCATTTCGTCTGTAACATGGTTTGTCAAAACGCCAGAGATTGGCAAGACGCAGATTGATGCTGGTGAAACATTGACTACTGCTTCTGGTAGCACGGTGACTGATAGCATTCAAAATATTTCGCAAACAAATACAAACACTGTAGCCACAATTAATCTTGGTGGCGGTGTGCTAAATAGAGAATACTCATTCATTTGTCAGATTGTAGACAGCACAGGTAGCACTGCTGAACGCACTGTTAAACTTAACATAAGGCAGAAGTAATGGCATACAATTATCTTGGACTTGTAAATGAAGTAAATAGACGGTTGAATGAAACTGAACTTACGTCATCTAACTTTGCCAGTGCTTCAGGTTTTTATGCACACGCAAAAGATGCTATCAATGCTTCACTCCGTGATATTAACCAGACAGAATTTAACTGGCCTTTTAATCACGTTGAGCAAGAGGATGTCCTATCCGCTAACGTAACACGCTACGCTTTCCCACACGATGCTAAACTATTAGACTTTGACAGTTTCCGTATCAAGGAAGATAGCACACTTGGTAATGCTACCACACGACTTGGTATTATTACCTACGAAGAATATCTTGACAAGTATGTAAAACAAGAATATAATAGCACCAGTCGTCAAGGTGTACCGCAGTTGGTAGCACACGGTCCTGCACTTGAGTATATTCTAACACCAGAACCTGATGCTGCTTATACAGTAGTGTATGAATACTACCGTGTACCCGTAGACCTTGAACTGTATGATGACGTTCCTGCTGTACCTGAAAGATTTAAACACGTAGTTGTAGATGGTGCTATGCACTATGCATACTTGTTCCGTGGCAACTCACAGGACGCATTGATTGCTAAAGAAAAGTATCAAGAAGGTATTAAGAATATGCGTTCAATGCTAATTAACCGCACATACTATGTACGTTCATACATGATTCCACAGAACACTGGTGGCGGTGGACGCATGGGCTATGCGAGGTTGCCCATCTAATGGCTGATGCATGGCAGACCCATTCGTTTGAATTTAAGGGTGGCTTGATTACAAACCTTTCTCCATATCAGCAAGGTTTTCAAGCGCCGGGTTCTGCACGTATTCTGCGAAACTTTGAACCTTCCATCTTCGGTGGTTACACACGTATTGAAGGGTTTGAGAAGTTTGATACGAATGCTCTATCTAATACAGGAGTTGTTCGTGGAATACACAGATACGATGGTCAAGTATATGCTGTAAGAGGCGATGACCTGTTTAGGTCTAGTGGCACAGGTTGGACACAGATAAGTGACAACGCCACATACGGTAGCGCAGGTGTTACCATCGGTGGTTCTGGCAAAGTACGCTTTCTAAAGTACGACTTTGATGGTACAGAAAAACTGATGCTTGTGGATGGCACAGGTAAGCCATACAGATTTGACGGTACAACATTTGAACAACTGACATCTCTGTCTGCAGATACTTCTGGTTCAAGTTTTATTGTCAACTTTAAAAACCACATCGTACTTGGTAATGGGAAAAAGATACTTTTTTCTGCTCCATATGAAGATGATGACTTTACAATTGCCAATGGCGGTGGTATAATTAATGTTGCTGATACAATCACAGGCTTGATTGTTTTTCGTGAACAACTGATTATCTTTAGTGAAAGCAGCATTAACGTACTTAATGGTAACAGTGTAGCAGACTTTACA